CATCGGAAGTGGAGCTGGTAGCGGCATAGGTGCAATGGGAATCGGCAGAGCACAGGAATACGGATATTCTGATGACGAAATTCGTGCAATGGCACAGAGAGAAGGCATCAAGTTCGGCGAACAAGCTGCACGTGGCCTGGGCATTAACACTGAAACTTCAAGCGCCATTGGAGGACAAGGGTCGACTCCAGGAGCACTTGGCGCGTCTGCGATTCAAAGACTTCGTGATCGTGGTTTAGCTGACGAAGCAATTCGATCTCTGGCTCAGCAACAGGGAATGAAGTTTGGTCCGGCAGCAGCTCAACAACTTGGGGTAGGTCAAGGTGAGATTTACCAAGCACCACAAGCCGCAGCTCCCGCAGCTCCTAGTTATACTCCAGCCGCTCAGGCTATCTCTCAGGTTTACCAGACGCCTAGTAACAACAGTGGTGGCGCAGCTATTGGTGCAGCAGGACTTGAGAGAATGGCTGCCGCTAGAGGAATTAGCTTTGCTCAGGCACGTTCGCAAGCACAATCGGCTGGTATGCAGATCGGTTCAGCTGCTCTAGCTCGATAATAAAAAATATTGACAGTTACAAAGTCATCGTTAGATTTAAACCAACTTGTTTTTAACGATGACTGTCACTCTTGCTTCTTTTATAGGTCCTGAAGGAACAGAAGGTTTTTTAGGACTTAATGCACTCAAACGTGCTCAGGAGTCAGGTATGTCCAAATCTGAAATACTTAAAAAATTAGAAACTGAAGGACTTAAGCTTGGCGATAAAGCTAAAGCAGCACTGAGTGAAGACTAATTACTGCCTTTCACTAACGAAGAAGCAAAAGACTCTTTCTCTTGCTTTGTCGGCTAACGACATTGGCCACGCTCAGGCTCAAGCCTCGGACATCACTAGAGCGTTCGGGGCTCAGACCTTAAAACTTACTTACTCAGAGGTAAAAGAAAATAACCTAAGCTTGCTTTTTAAAAGACTTGCTTCGAACGACTTTACGCACAAAATGTGTGATTTTTGGGAACATTCTTACGTGAATGAACACCCAGTGATTTATGCCTTAGGAGAGCGTTATTACGTTCGGCCACTAATTTTAGATTACCTAGAGATCAATAAGGACGGTGCGGTCAAGCCCAGTTGCGGTAACAAGAAATGCATCAATCCGTTACATAACTCATATAAAAACATGAATGCGTCAAAACTAGGTGGCGCGGACGTCACTTTGGCGCTAGCCTTTCATCGCGATGGCGTCCCCGTCAAGGAGATTGCCAAAGCACTCAAAGTAAACCGATCAACTATCTACCGAACTTTAAATCGTGAACATCTTCACCCTCGGTCTTCGTGTCACAGACACGGCTAGCACCGACGAAAACAAAGTCACACATGTCTTAGCTGAGTCTCTTCCTTCGACTGACAAGCGGATAGCAACAAAGGTGCAGCTTTCAATGGCTGCTGACCACTACGTAGGGAAGATTTTCTCATCCCTTGTGAAAAATGAAACCATCCTTGCAATCGGTCCAACTAAGCCGACACCTGATGGCGTACTTCAGATGCAGCCAATGCTTGTAGTGACACAAGATAATTGGGATGATCTTCTAGCTGTCAATCTTTATATTTCCACGGGTGGTCTTGGGCCTAAATCCGAGGAAAATCAAGTGGGTGATAACACTGTCACCAATCGATCACTTGCATGGCAAGATGAAAAGGGAGAAACAAATTGGTTCAAGCTCACTGCTTGGGACAAGCTCTCCACTCAACTTTCCGAGTTGCCACCTGGTACTCCCACCATCGCAATCGGACGTGTCAACACGTCTGAGAAGGAAGGCAAGAAGTATCTTAATTACGGGATAGATAAAGTTCTCTATCTACCTCGTTCCAAGAAAGCGGCACCCAAACAAGCTGCCGACCCTGAAAAAGGCAAGGTAGCTACCGCCGCTCTTGGCTCTATTGACTTTTCTCTTTAATCTGAATCATGGTTTTTATTGCTGGCAAATTCTCTGCAGATGAAATCCTCTGTAACCTCCCGCCACACACACTTCGAATCGATCTTCAAAGTCGCGTTTGGAAGTCCGATACTGACTCTGAAGCTGCCATCACCGACAGTAACGACAACGGCATACCGATTGAATTCATCCTTCTTGGTTTCACACCATATTTCGGTAACCTCGGGATGCGATCACATCAGGAGTTTATCCGGATTTCTTATATCGGTGTCAGTCCTTCTCATCGGTTACTCCCTCCTCGCTGTGTATGCACTAGCATTATCAGTGGTAAATCAAGTCAAAAAAACTTCATTACGTATTTTCAGACGCTCTATAACAATAGAATCAACGTCAGTGAAGTCGTAACGTCCACGAAGTTTGTTCAAAAATCCTTCAACGAAAGGAATCCTGTAACAGGTGAGGACGGCGCAAAGATTAACTACAACGTCTTAGAGTTTAAGGATCGTCCGACTCAAACTGATGAGGAGGCAAAACTCATCCAAGATGTTTCTGAGTGGCTCGAAGTTTCAGGAGATTTGGTGGCATCTGCATTACGCAGTACTATCTCCGGTTCTAATCTGGTTGAGCTTCCTTTCGGCCAAGACCATGCTTCAATTAAAGAAGCATTTAAAGAACAGCATCCGATCTTAGAAGGCGGCTCTCCGCAGGGGCTCGCAGCTCTTCCAGCAGGTGCGGGTACCCCAGGTAAGTCTTCAGAAGCTCCCAAGCTTCCGGAGGCAAAAGCCGCTAAATCTAAAGAATTGACGGAAGAACAAAAAGCAGCTCTCAAGGCAGCTGGATTGGAAGTATAGTTCTTTTGAGGTGGGGAAGCCTCTAAGGGTAACTAGAGTGTGTTTGCAAATACACACTCTTTTTTATTGTCCGTACCGGATTAAGTCACCAAACGATGGAAGCTCCACGTCGTTCTCAAGGCAATACTTAATTACGTTCTCTAAGAGTTTGCCGCGTATCAAATAATTTGCATGTGTTAGCTTGATGCATATATCTCTTTCCTCGTCGTCCATCTGACTAAGACTGGTTACGAACCGTCTATGTGCGAACTGTTCCTCTAAACTCATGTGGGAGCAAAGTTTACCTAGGAGAACATCTGCTTTGTCCACGTTCTACCAAGTCCCAAAATACATATTCGATCCTATTGCGGAATCTGGGATTGTTTCTGGATCAGTCTTACTTCCTTACGACGAAAGTTTTGAACTCACTACTCAAGTAAGGAACTCAGGCATAACTGATATTACTACAAACACTTCAGTGGACAATGTTACTGATATAAACTGGTGGTCTGAGAAAAAAGATAAGTTCGACTGGATAATTGCTGTGACACAGGGGACAAAAGAAATAACTTCTTGGGTTACTGAGTGTGGGATTCAGACCGCTTCAAAGGGGATCTGTATCCTCGACAGACTGACTTTTTTAGAACCTACGAGGACTCGCCAAGACTTTCTTAAAGAAGCAGCTCTCGAGAATATTAAAATTTTAAGTCCTCGCCCGTCATTTCGTGACGATAAAAAGTCTTTAAAAGACTCTGTAACTTCTGCGTGGTTTGTTTTTAGAAGACAAGGATCAGCACTTATAAAGACAAATGTGGATTTCGAAGTAGGCTGGCACAGACCAAAAAATTTAAAATTGTGAGTAAGCCATTAACAGAGACCCTAAACCACATTGCAAAACTCTTGGAAGAGCAGAACTGCAAACTAGATAACATCATTGCACTACAAACAAGTAATCAATTGCTTACTGAGTGCATAGACCCTTTGGGGAATGCTAGAACTGCTGAGGAGTGTGCAGACATTACTCTGGAAGCATTTTCTTCAGCACTGTGTTTGATGCCTCAACTAGAGCAGCGAAACAAAGAGTATCAGTACCAAAAGCAAGAATTTTTTATAGATGATGACGCAGATGAAAGTAATGGTATCTCAAGTATGTTCTAGACTTTTAAAAGGAGAATAAACACAGTGTCAGATACTAGAGTAGTAATCAACGGAAAGAGACACTACATCTGTAACGGTGTAGCCAAACCTCTTCCTTCTGTTACAACGATACTAAGCTCTACTGCTTCAGAGGCTAATAGGAAAAAACTTGAGCACTGGAACAAGATGAACCCAGGTGTAGCGGACAAAGCCGCAGAGAGAGGCACTTGGATACATAACAGCGTCGAAGATTATATAAGAGGTTTACGCGTAATCCCACCCGATTACTACAGCTTGTTTTGGGAGGGCGTTCCAGAGTTATTGGATAACCTTCTAGACGGTGGGAGAGTACTGTGGTCTGAGAAGCCTTTTAATCAACCTGCATGGTCTAAGTACGTAGGAGACGACGGAGTAGGCAGAATTCATTATTATGACGAAAATACTGGTCATGGGTACGCAGGCTGTTGTGACCTTATTTATATGAATCAAAATGCAGAAATTATTCTTGCAGATTTCAAAACTAGCAATGGACCTTACTCTTCCAGATTCCCGAATAAAAAATCTGGTGTAGATGAAAAAACTAAGAAAGCGCTTATATCTGGTGTCTTTAAAACTAAAAAAACGAGACTTCAGTTGGCCGCGTATAAGGCAGCTGCAGAAGCTTGCTTAGGCATAAAAATAGATAAAACTCAGATAATCGTGACCACAGCGATAAAAGAATTTAACACTCAGATTTTTACCTTTGGCCCTGATGACGTTGAAAAAGACGAGATTTCATGGTTTGAGGTCGTGCGACAGTACTACGAAAACCAGAATTAAGGCTCTACTCGGCGTAGAATCAGTCAACAAGGCAGAGCGGAAGAGGTGTTTTAAGCTTCTCTTGAGCTTTTAACGTCTAAAACCAGGCATACTACATACGCGTCAAGGTACCTAATGAACTTCATTTGCTCTGTAAATACGAGTGTCATTCCTCATCTCCACCCAGAGCAGGGCAAGATTGCCAAAGGAGGGAACTTTTCAGCGTTTAACTCAGGCTGGGAATCCAAAGATGTCACATCCCAAGAATTATCGACGATTCTTTCGACTCAGGCTGGGCTTTGCGCTTGGCATTTAATTAACGGACAACGAAAGGCTAGTGGTACTGGGGTACTTCAAGCTGGACTAATTATTATCGACATTGACAATCAGGCAGAAGGTAAAGATGAGAACGGAAACAAGATTCAAAAGCAAGAATTAACTCCGGAAGAAGCTCTTGAATTAGATATATGTAAAAAGTATCTAACAATTGGATATCACTCACCTTCTGATTCTCCTGGGTGGCCAAGATTTAGGTTGGTATTTGGGCTTGGTAAAGCAATCATCGATCCTCAGTTTTATCAATGGTTTAATAAACAAATTCTTAAACAAATACCTGGATCAGACATAAGAGCTACGACTGTACCCAATCTTTTCTATGGTCCTAAAAATAAAGAGTGCATATTCGCCACGACTGACAAGTTCATACCAGAAGAAGTCATAAACGAAGGTTTTAGGTCGTACAGTTCACTTCCTGTACAAAATTTAGAAGAGGCTGGTGACCCAGAGCAAGCTATTGACAATGTCGTAATCCGAGCAAACGGTATCGATATTGAAAAACTTGTATCTTCTTCTGTAAGGTCTGTTCTTGCTGGTGAGGAAGTCTCTGACCGCAGCTCGACGATGGCCACGGTATTTAAGGAATTGATCGGTTGGAGCAACTGGCTTAAAGAGCAACACATTGCATCATGCGTATCACCCTTGACAATAGCTCAGGATGCGTTCCATAATATATATGACTACCCTCACAGCTGCGATGGTAAATTCTCGCGGATTTTAAATTCAATCCGCAACCCCGAGGAGCTCCTACCTGCTGTCTCATTGGCTTCTGAGCATGGAGACCTCGGCATCTGGAAAAAAATCAGACGCGTCAAAAAGTCTGTATTTGACAGTCACGCGTCAGAAGAGGTGAAGGATCGTTTAGCAGCTCTTAAAAAAGAAGCAGCTGTCAATGCCGTTATGAATATGGCGGAGTTCAGTCTCAACAACCTTGAGTCTGATTATGACGAACCAGAATCAACATCAAAATCAACACCAACATCAACATCAACATCAACACTTAAGGAAAACCAAGTGAATACTCCAGCCACCCCAGCTCAATTGGTCTCACTTCAGGCTGGTTCAAGGAACCGAGAGTTCAGCGAGAATGACATCGCCACGCTCATTGTCAACAATCAAGGTGACAACTTTATTTATGACAGTAATTTAGATCAGTTCTATCACTACGACGACGATCTTGATATCTGGTATTTTCAGGATGAACAGCATATAAAAAGAAGAATTGTGCTCGCCCTGGATGCTCTAATTGCAGGTGGGGCACTTCCTAAATACAACAGCGCAACTATCAGTAGCGTTTTCGGAATCCTTAAAGCAAAGCTTCTTAAATCTGCTGAAGGAGGTCGTCGCAGCATTTGGAGCAAGTCGTTTGGTTTTATTCCATTCCGAAATGGAGTCTTGTGTACTAAAACTTTTAAGTTTTCGGAGGGTAAACAAAAAGATCTCTTTCTTAGGCACAAGCTTGCTTACGAGTACAACACGAGCGCAGAGTGTCCTGAGTTCATGAAATGGATCAAAGGTGCCCTTGATAAGGATCAAGAGAAACTAATCCAAGCTTTTGCTAGAGCACTCCTCACAGGCTATACAGCTGGCGAGAGATTCCTTCACCTTGTCGGCCCTGGTGGTACTGGTAAGTCAACCATGCAGCAGCTAATGGTTGCGCTTGCTGGTTTCCACGGAACTCACACTTCGAGCTTGGAGGTCATTGAGACCAACAAGTTTGAGTCCTACAACCTCATCGGGAAGCGATTACTCCTCCTTACGGACGAAAGCAACTACAACAAGCGAATGGATGTACTCAAAAAACTTACATCTGCTTCTGACACCCTTCGCGCTGAACGAAAGTACGGAAAAGAAATCATCAGCTTTAAACCTGAATGTTTAGTTTGTATCGCCAGTAATGAGCACATCACATCAAATGATTCCAGCAGTGGACTGGAAAGAAGGCGACTTACAATCGTTATGGACAAAGTCGTTGACCCCAGTAAACGTACAGAACTTATAAGTGTTTTTGAGGATCGAATTGAAGGGTCCTTTGTTCCCGAGATGAGTGGGATTGTCAGTTGGGCTCTCTCAATGGACTACGCAATTATGAAAGATATTCTTGCGAACCCTACTAAGCATGTCCCGTCGCTCAACAAAACCAACATCGAAGCACTACTCTTTAACAATCAATTTATAGCTTGGCTTAACGATTGTTGCTTATACGCACCTAACACAATAACGCCTGTAGGTGCTGGTGCTCGTAAGCCTAATACAGACGAGGGAGAAAAAGGTATGTACGTTTCCAACGCCTATGGTGCGTTATACCCTTCTTATGCAAATTTCTGTAAATCATGTGGTTACAAACCTGCGGCTAAACACCGTTTTGTTGAGCGCACCAAAGAAGCTCTAACTAATATCCTGAAACTCCCTGGCACTAAGGTTGTGTTAAATGACGGTATTCCGGGGATAAAAGGGCTGCGACTCAAGGCATATGATCTAAACTCCGATCGTGCTGCAAAAGGTCCGGAGCGTCTGCCCACACCTGTGGAATTTGCTCAGGACATGAGCACCAATCGCTGGGAAACTTCTTTTCAAAAACATGACACGCCTAAATCCTAGTTTTCTTTTGGCAACAGCAGTTGGCGCTGCAGCTAGTATCGCCACGGCAATTACTGCTCCTCAGTTTGTCGGGGGAGGTTTAGCTTTCACTGGTGGTCTTATCGGAGGAGCTGCTATTGCCAAGGAACGATCTCTTAAGGCTTCCCTTGAACAAGAAAAAACAACACGTGTCACTCAGACATTTACGAGTCTTTACGAAATAAACCGGGGAATCATAGAGCCCGTACAGCTTGCTTTTCTTTCGAATATTCCCTTGAGTCGCGCTGATTCGTTCTTGACGACCTTGGCAGAAGCAAACAACGGTCAGAAAGTTACTGTTAAAGACGGTTTAACTGTCGTCTTTGCTTTTCCGCACAGCTCCGCTGCTTTAGACGAGCTTACTCAAAACGCTCAAAAATGGGCTGCAGCTCAGACTCAACAATTAAACGATGAGTTACTCCAGCATAAAAAACTAATCCAGGTTTATCAAATGCAAGCTCAACAGCAATCTCAGGTTAAGGCTAGCCCCAGCCCTTGGGAGAACGTAAACCCTACTTAAGAAAATCCCAGCCAGCTAAACCTTTATCTTCTTCCCGTGCTTTTTTAACTGCTTCCACGACCACGGGGAGTTTATCCTTCAAAGATCTGCCTATACAGCGAACAATGGCACGGTGTTCGTGTTGCGTATCCTCCTTACCTCTTAAGCCTACGTAGTGGACGAAACTACGAATAGTTCCGGAAATGTGAAGTTTGGTTGGTGTGTAAAGAGGCAAAATATTTCTCGCACACTCACGTGCAACACCTCTTCTAAGCATCTCGTTATAAAGATCTTGCACGTGGGTGTCAATAATTTCAAGCCTGTCCCAAAACTCCTGATGTAGATATAACGGTAATTGGCTCTCTGAAACCTGCCTATTAGTCTTTCCTTGATACCTTAAATCAAATTGAAAAGGTTTCTCTTCAACGCTAAGTATCTCGTTAGGGTTGCAGTATCTTTGACTCGTTTCTTGAAACGTGAAACTCCTATGACGCAAAATTTGAGGTGATATCGCCCGAGTCGTAATAACTTCGAAGCTAGCAGACGCTTGCTCAAGAATCGACCAATGTCCGTGCTTTATACAGAAGGAGACCAGACCGGCGTAATCTTCTTTGTCCGGATCCTTTGAAGAGACACGAGCGTGACGCGCAATTACTTTTTCTGCATCTGGTGTGATCCAGTCAAGCGAAGCCGTATGCAGAGTTTTATGCACTAACTACGTGGGAATGTCTGCTGATATCGTAGCCGCGCAGTGATTTCCCGTGGGTTTGCAACCATTCGTTTCACACCTTCAGGCCCTTGACCCAAACGCACACCAGCCATACGCGTCACATCTGCTTGAGAAGACATCATTTGCTTTTAGGTGGAATATTAGAGAAGGGAAGATTATCAGGCATGTTATAACTTTGACTTACCATATTCACCGTCGGATCTTGGCCGTTAATAAAGTTCTGACGAGGATTAGTTGTAAGAGTTTTTAGCTGTATACGAAGCTCAGGATCCAAGGTGTTTTGTTCTTTCAACATATAATCTGCTTGAGACATATCCATTGGACGCATTGGCATAACCACGTCGCGGTGGTTATAACCGGCTGGTCCTGTCAACTGTTGACTTGGGACAATATTGCCCTTATTAAAATCCGTGGGGCCTACGGGTGCGCGAGCATACTCTCCGTGATCAACTTGATACTGAGAGTAAACTCTATTAACGTTGTCAATACCAGTAGCTCTATTTAACTCAATAGACTGCGCGGTGTTTTGATAATTCGCAGGCGAAACCATTTGCGACGAGCCGATAGGTTTTACTCGCTCAGCCATGGGACCGAGTCCACCGGGGCGTTGTAAGAAATTAGGCTTTTCCATTTTCCTATCTTAACTCCGTTTTGGTTGCTTTTTGCGATTAGTTGTTTTATTTACCACTCTTAAATTAGACGGTGAATTATTTTCGGCATCATAATCTTTGTGATCTACTTCTTTGCCATCGTTTTTCTCAACTCTTCCTTTTCGTTCCATAAAACGACGAGCCCGTTTTCGGGCTGCCGTGCGTTTCTTTTGCTTTTCAGACCTTTCGTCGTACTCTTTTCTATAGTCTCTTTGGTACGCCACGGTCGTAAAAATTTGTTATTTACATTTTACTAGGACCTGCAAAGAGTTCAGTAATTGAACAACTTCCAGTCCATACGAGCTTTCTACCTCGCTTGGCTAAATCTTCTTTAAACTGCGCCCAAAGGCCAGTATAAGTACCGTCAGTCCGGCCATAGTATTGATAAAGCTCCTGCATAAAGAAAGCTTTACTATTCTCGTCATCGCAGTCCCATTCGGCGACAATGCGATCTGTTGAAGATTCAGACACAATAATAATGTTTCAAAATAAACCCTCCTTTCTGGCGGGAAAGAAGGGAAACTAACTGTAGCACTCAGTCAGTAAGAACAGCCCAGCCTGACTTACTTCCTTCAACAAGCCAGCGAGGACCTAAATTCTTTTTGGAATAAATTTTATACTCGCCATCTGTATTAGCGTATGAGCCAGAAATTAAGTCAAGCTCTCCGAAGGGATCGTGAACCCAGTAACTTTTCTTGTCTTCGGTCACGCCCACTACACAGATCCAGTGACCTCCTCCAGTTGGATGTGAAACGGACCCCCTGTGCAGAATTCCAATAGGTACTGGGATATCTTTTTTTAGTTTTTCTTCAATATCATCCCAACCTGCGTTTTGAACAAACTTAGCATTTACACCAAAGTGTTTAAGGGCCGCTATCTGTACCCACGCCTCTGTCGTGTCCCCAATAGAAAAAATTTCTTCAATATATTCGTCGTCACCCTTAATAATATCTGGATAAAGACCACTTACAAGCATCGCGCACGAACTTGAGAAACAAGTACGCATCGGGTCAACCGCATTGTCTCGTTGAGAGTAGTACGGCACATCTAACTTGACACCCTTATTTTCTTTTAAGGTGGGCTCTTCAACATCATTAATAATCTTCCAATGGTCAGGCCACATCCACCACTCTTGCTCAGCACTACCTTCTAGAAAAACTCGGTGATGTTTTTCTCCTGTATACATACGTATCTCTGTCCACTGCCACGCAGATCCTTTTGGTACGAAAAGTTTTTGCTCAGGTTCAAGAGTGCCTGAATCGACTGGACGTGCCTTAAGGTAGGTATCGTTTTTAGCGTAAATACTCCGTTTCAAAAGAGGGTGCTTAGCTTCTGATAAGAATAGTTCTTTTTCTTCTTTGCGTCTTCTTACTAGTCCGGGCACATCTTCATCAGAACCAGCTTTGACCCAGCGATCAAACTGATCTGCAACTATTACACGTGGGGTGTTCTGATTTAATAATTTTAATAATGTAGAGTTTACGAAAGCAGTACAGCCAACATTAAAAACAAAACTTACTAAAGCATCGTATTCATTCTGATTTACTTTTATAGAAACAAAAGAGCTTACACATTGTTGAGAGCTCTCAGTATCTCCTAGCAGTAGTTTTTCAGCTTCTTCTTTGTTTATTTTTTGACCTGGGTATACGTCAGAGCCCGTATGTCCATAGCCGATTGTGTCGACACCTGCCGCACACTTATAACTAGTAAGACGCAACCCTTCAAATTTTTTAATTAAGTCAAAACCTTTTCTACTCAATCTCATGTCTGTATCTCGGATTACGATTTAATTTGATTCTAATTTTTTCGACAACAAAACACATCGCTGAAGCACAGAGTCCGGTAACAAGTGCTTCCAACCAAAAAGGACCAAAGTGCGTCGGGTGTGTCGCTAAGTCAGCAATAAATGTTAAAAATCCTGTAATAACTATGCTCTGTGCAGGTTTAATAGTACCTAACAACAACACACAAAAACTATAAAATATAGCTGTACGTATACCAACAGAATATGCAACTGTTACGTGTTTCCAGGTGACAACAGATAAATCACCTTGCGTCATAGCAAGCATGCACGGTACCCAAGCCTCTCCAAATTTTTTAGGAAAGACATTTATTGACCTGACTAATCTATTAATCACACTGCTGTATAAGTGACTCGATAAACGCAAGGGGATCGGTCAGTTTTTTCTACGTATAGGTAATTCTCGACACTTGCTCCCACAGAAAAAGTAAAGGAAACGTCCTGTCGGTTAGAAATCTTAGGAGAGTTTAACTCTCCCATAACAGTGCCATCAGCACCGCTTCGAATGTAGACACGACTAACAGCTGAAGAGCCAGCTTGAAGAGTGACGGTACCGGTTCCAGTAGCTGAGGATGTGACTGCGTAAAGATCCGCACGACCTTCAGAACCTTCGGAAGTATCTTCCGTGGTGTAATTAATGGTAATATTTCCACCATCTGCAGTTCTGTTCTGCCTAAACCGAGTAATTCCCTCGGGATTAACGCCAAGCTCACGATTAAAATTGAATTCGGCCACGGTTAATTAACTCTGTTTAAATTAATAATAGCGCAGTCGTTTAAAATATAAAAACTAGTGACTTCACTAAAATGACAGTAAAAAGAGACTTGAGCACAGCTAGAGAATGGGGACGTGAAATCCTTAAAACCCATGAACTGCAGCAGTATGACTCAGCTAGTCAGGATGCCGTACTCCCTGTCCTAGACACAACACAAATTCAAGCGGACGCACAACCGAGAAAAATGTCCATCTCGGGGATTATGAACACTGCGATTGCGGCAGGTATCGTATCTCCAGCTGGCTCAGGAGCAGCTCCTTTTAACGGTGAATTAAGCTTTGCAGGTGGTATCACATTAGATAATACGGTAAGTGGAGTGTATACTCTAAAAGGTGCAGGAAGTAACGACGCAGCACTTGTCCTTAACTGTCGGGCAAATAGCCACGGTGTGACTATTAAATCCCCTCCTCACGCAGCAAGCGCTACATACATCATTGTGTTACCTGAAAACCAGGGCACAGCAGGTCAAGCTTTACGAAATGATGGTAGCGGAAATCTATATTGGGGCTAGATTTCTAGTGTGTTCACGAACATAGAGAGGCACCAGGATGAGCTACAACCGTGTAAACGCTCTAATGTATGAGCTTATACTATTTATTTCTCGTTTCTGGCCAGGTATTAAAGCTAATCCTTGGATTAAGAGAGCTGTTATTAATTGTGTGGACGATTGGGCAGAGTTCAGAACTCAAATAGTGATGACTGAGCTCGAAGAGGATATTGACGAAATACACCAGGCTTGGGACGAAGAAGAGAAAAAAAATTCTTTCACGTATATTGAAGAACCCTCAGACGGATCACCTGTACAAGAGATTCTGGGTGGTCCGATTAGAGTAAAAGCAACCTGGGCTAAAGAGCCACGTCCGTCAGATACGAATTTCTAGCGCTTATTGTTTTTGTACTTGCGTGATTTCTTCTTAGCGGATTTACGTACACAGTTGGGGACCATCCGATCCCCTTTCTTTTTCATTCCTTCTTGAACGTAACCGTCCCAGCAGGTTCCTTGCTTAGCCATTGTTTTTAGATGCTTTGTACGCACGAGCTTTTTTGCCTGCCCGCTTGGCTGTCTCAGTATTCGCTACATGAGTATTCACTGGTTTGCCTCGTGTGGCCGCTTTCTTTTTTTCATCGGTAGCTTTTCTTTCCTCAGCAGACATTGAAGCCCACGCTGATTTAGGGAGGTAACGCTCAGTGCGTCCTTTTTCTCTCGCTTTATCGGCCATATCCTCCCAAAGAATTTTTAAGCATCTCAAGTCTATTAGCTTGGCCTTTATGTGTCTGAGATGCTTTTATCGAGAAATAGTTCGCTTTGAAGGTTACTCATGGGATTAATTTTTCTTCTCGTGCTCTTCACGAGTCTGCCAGTCTTCTTTACCCCATTTTGAAAGTTTGTTTTTACTTGACTTTTTACCTTGGTATTTTCCGCCCATATCTTTATAGTATTTTGTCGCTAATTGCATAGCGCGTGCAGAGTGACCGCCCATTTTTTTACGTGCTTTAGCCTTCGCACGAGCCCATTTCTCAGGGTGTTTTTTCTTCGCAGTCTCAGCCATTGCGAAAAGTACTTTTTACTATTTTATCTACTTTTAAACATTAATCCCTGCCACTGGTGTTTCGCTTGTCTGTTTTTCCACGTTCGCGCTCGTTTTTATACTTTTTAGCACGAGTTTTGGCTCTAGTAGCCTTACTCATTTCGCCTCGTCGATCGCCTTTTTTAGTAGCTTGGACTGTTCCGTCTTTAAGGTCTCCAGACTTTTGAAGACTCTTTGTAGCAATCGCATAGGCAGAGGATTTCTCCATGCCCGGATTTTTTTTCATAATGCTTTTTACAGCATCTTCAAGAATTTGTGGCATTCGACTAACGGTCTATAGTTACATTGTAGCTGTTCAAAACTCATGGATTTTTTGATTTCAAATTGGGGTGAGATTGTTGGTCTCGCTGGTGCTGTCCACTTTCTTGCTCTTGCGGTTGTTAACGTCACCCCCACGCCTAAGGACAACGAAGCTTATGCTCGTTTCTACAAAGTTATTGAAAAGTTTGCCGGTATCATTACCAAGGTGGCTAAAAAGTGATTATGCGGTCTTCGGAAGAAGAAGCGTTTCATATTCCAGCCAATCGGTAAGCATTGGAAGGGAGGATTCTATTTCTTGCTGGTTAACCCAGTCAAGAATTTTTTCTTCCCTTTCGATTGTCCAAAAGTCTTGACTCCTGTACCACACGAACCACGGTGTGTCGCTTTTTATTAAGTTACACTCACCGCAGCAACCAACAAGGTTGTGGCGCTCGTTTTTACCACCTTTTGACTGAGCTAAAACGTGATCTAACGTACTGGGTTTTGGGCGTCCGCAGTACGCGCAATCAGGCCACTTATCGAGAATACTTTTTCTAAACCTCTTACGAGCAGACCGTTTCTGTAAACAACAAAGGTTGAATACAAGATCATTCTCGCTCACAGGCACGTGCGCGTTTAGATATACATATTATAACTAAATATTATTAATATTTACAATGTTTAAATTGTCTCAAGAATAAGAAGACCAGAAGAGGAAACTGCTTTAGCAATAGGACGCCAAGGAAAAGAAGGATCTGCACTCCAACTTGAAGGTTCACCTGAAGCAGTCGTATATCCACTTGTAGTTGGATCTACGTAATAGAAATACCCTGTAGATAACCCAGTATTATTGTAACCAATAGAACGAGGAACATTAATAGTTACTGGCTCTCCGCTCGCCACGGTTGTTTGAGCGCTGCCAATAAAGTTGTTTCGAGAAGAAATTGTGGGAAGAGTTGAGGAACCAGGAGCACTAACTACGGCAGTGCCGTAATCCGAGTTGCCGTTGTCTCGGTAGGCGATGACAATTCGATTGTTGGTGGTGTCGTAGGTGGTGGAGATGTAGGGGGAGTAAGCAGATTCAAAGACGACGGCGGTGCCGAAGGAAATAGATGTACCGGAAACAGTACCTACAATAGCGGTGCCGTAGTTGGAGTTGCCGCCGTCTACGTAGGCGATGACGACTCGGTTGTTGGTGGTGTCGTAGGTGGTGGAGATGTGGACGCAGGCAGCAGATTCAAAGACAACGGCGGTGCCGAAGGAGATTGATGAACCAGAGACTGTGCCGACGATTGCGGTGCCGTAGCCGGAGTTGACGTTGTCTTGATAGCCGATTACGACTCGGTTGTTGGTGGAGTCGTAGGTGGTGGAGGTGTAGGAGCAGCTACCAGACTCAAAGACAACGGCGGTGCCGAAGGAAATAGATGTACCGGAAACTGTACCGACAATTGCAGTACCGTAATATGAGTTTCCGATATCGCTGTAGGCGATGACGACACGGTTGTTGGTGGTGTCGTAGGTGGTGGAGATGTCGTAAAGGGAAGCAGATTCAAAAACGACGGCAGTACCAAATGAAATAGATGTGCCAGAGACTGTACCGACAATTGCAGTACCGTAATATGAGTTGCCGCCGTCTGAGTAGGCGATGACGACTCGGTTGTTGGTGGTGTCGTAGGTGGTGGAGATGTAGTTGGAGGTAGCAGATTCAAAGACAACGGCGGTGCCGAAGGAAATAGAGGTGCCAGAGACGGTGCCAACGATTGCGGTGCCGTAGCTGGAGTTGCCGTCGTCTCGGTAGGCGATGACGACTCGGTTGTTGGTGGTGTCGTAGGTGGTGGAAGTGTAGGTGGAGCTAGCAGATTCAAAGACAACCGCAGATCCAAAACTTCTACTATTTACATCAGTAACATTAGTAATAACACTAGCTTTACCTGCATCATCCAAACCAACAGGATTACCTGCTTGAATAACACTGGAAGCTGTTAGTTCTACAGAACTACTACTCGAAAAATTAACTGCAAGATCTAACGCGGCATTACCCGAAGCAAGGGCAGTATTTGCATTTGATTGAGCTGCCACACCGCTGGCCAAAGCAATCGCAGAATTACTAGAACCAGCGACCCCAGAAGCTAATGCAGCACTTGCAATTACAAGATCGGCACCATCCATACCGATAGAATCGCCGACAAAAATTACACCGCTAGCGCTAGAAGCAAGTGCAACATCAAGTCTTTTATTACCAGTCTGTAAATCTCCACCGCCAACTAGGCCACTACCAGCGGTAATGGAACCCAGTGTAGCTCCTTCAGCTACATCACCTGTAGGTAGCTGACTGAGCTGCCCGTCTACGTAAACAAGAGGGAGTTTCTCAGCCATTACTACTACCTAGTTTATTTTATTTTATCCGATAAACTTACTATTCAGTTTCTAGTTCTACACGAGGGTCAACCCAATCAGGATTTAGGACCCAGCCACCAGCGTCCGTAAAAGTGTACTTCCAACCGAACCAATCAGTAGGCTCAGTAACACCTTCATTCAACACGCAGTTGGATGTGGTGCAATCCATGATGTACAAATCAGGATTACTAGGATCGCCAATCGTAGTTTTATCCGACTCAATCAGAATCTGTTTGTCGTCGGCATACAGGTATACACTAACGTTCGGGACTTGAAAGTCACCCAGGCGGCAAATAGTTTTCATGAGGCTCTCGAGCACTAAAACAGTGTAACCGACTAAAGCATATCAGTCAGCAACAAGGTAGTGGAGTTAACCGCTCGGCCAACCACCCCCCAGTTAACTGCTCCAGACCACGAGGGCGGTTGGGTCGATGTTGTAGTAAATCCGCTGGTTGTCGGATCAACGTAATAACCAGAGCCAGCGAGTAAGCCAGTGTTGTTTTGATCTGGCGAACCAGGCAAGCGTACTGATACTGCTGCACCGCTTGCCACGGTGGATTGAGAGATACCGATAAAGTTGTTGGCTGAGTTTAATGTTGGGAATGTAGATGATCCTACGGAACCCACAGTGGCCTTTCCGTCGGAAGTGTTAGTGTCGTCTGTGTAGCTAATGACAACTCGTTGATTAGAAGAGTCGTAAACGCAGCCTATACCAAGGACAACATTAGAATCAAATATAACAGAAGTACCAAACCCAATAGTTGTACCAGAAACAGTGCCAACTATAGCTGATCCGTAGTTACCGACAGATGGATCTCGATAAGCAATTATTACTTGATTAAGAGTTGAATCATAAGCAGTAGCTTCATAAGTAGCTGTATTAGCTAGAAACTCAACAAAAGTGCCAAATGTTATAGATGTACCAGAAACGGTACCTACAATCGCACGACCACTAGGTAGCCCAGTATATGCATAATAAGCAATGACTATTTTCTGATTAGAGGAGTCATAGACTACCGGCATGTCTTGAGTGTAGGTAGTTGAAAAAACTACTGGACTACCAAAACTAATAGATGTTCCGGAAACAGTACCGACGACTGCAGTACCGTAATTTGAATTTCCGACGTCTCTATAAGCTACAACGACTTTGTTGTTAGTAGAGTCAAATCCAGCGTGAAGGTCATTAGTATCACTAGTTGAAAAAACTACTGGACTACCAAAACTAATAGATGTTCCAGAAACCGTACCTACTATGGCAGTGCCATAGTCGCTATTATTTCGATCTTCGTAAACAATGACAACTCGCTGACTAGAGGAGTCATATGTAATGTCCGCATCAGCAGTTGTGTGTGAGTTAAAATCTGTGCTGCTGCCCCACGTACTACTTGTACCGGAAATTGTGCCCACAATTGCAGCGCCGTAATTAACACCACTAGCGTCCCGTGAGTAACAAAAAACCACTTTATTGTTAACGGAATCGTAAGTTACACCATGAGGTGTGGACCATGAGGACTCAACAACAACTTTAGTACCATAAGAAATAGATGTACCAGAAACAGTGCCTACAATTGCAGTGGCGTAATTGGAGTTTCCTTGATCTGAGTAAATAATAACAACCTTGTTATTAGCAGAGTCGTAGACTGATGTACCCAACTGGGCATTTCCACTATCGAAAGTAACAGGAGTGCCAAAACTTCTTTGGGTACTGTCCTCAAGAGTAACAACAACTCTAGCTTTACCTGCATCATCCAAACCAACAGGATTACCTGCTTGAATAACACTGGAAGCTGTAAAAGTCTGAATAGCACCAGCAGGCTTTGCAGCGATATCAACCAGAGCAGCATTACCACTAGCTAGAGCAGTAGCGGATATAGAAATAGCAGCGTTACCGCTTGCTAATGCATATTCTGCATTTTCTAGTGCTTGATTCCCACTGGCTAATGCGGTTTGTCCTGTACGCAGAGCAGAACCGTCATTTGCCAGTTTATTGCTGACAATAATTAAACCACTGGGGTTTGGAGCTATAGCAACGTCTAACTCAACAACCTCTCCTAGATTTCCAGCACCATCTACTGCAACACCACTGCCAGAAACTATATTTCCAGGAGAAGCACCTACAATCGTGTCACCAGGAGGTAGCTCAGTCCGAAGGCCACTAACAGAAACAACAGGACGCCGGAGTACCATAATTTTGTGACCTTTAAATACACTTTAGCCTGGGTCAGATTGACTTGAGCAACATCAAACCGCTCGAAGTAACGGCGCGACCGATATAGTCCCAGGGAACTTGACCATCCCAACTAGCAGGTTTAGTTGATGTTGTTGTAACACCACTAGTTGTTGGATCTACGTAATAAAACTCGCCAGGTGTAAGACCTGCTGTTGGGTCTGTGTACAAAGCTCCAGGTAAATTAACGAGGCAAGGAGAGCCACTCGCCACGGTGGATTGAGAGATGCCGAGAAAATTAGTGTATGAGTTTATGGTCGGTCTGGAGGTGGTTGCGCCGAGAGTATTAGCTACGATGGCAGTACCATAATTTGCATTACCCTCATCTCTGTAAGCTATAACAGCGTTACTGTTAGTAGAGTCGTAAGTAATGGATACGTCCTGAGAAACTGCGGACTCAAACACAACAGCAGTAGCAAATGAAATAGAGGTACCGGATACGGTTCCAACAATTGCTGTACCGTATTCACTATTACCTGCATCTCTGTAAGCAATAATAACTTTACCGCTACTAGAGTCGTATGTAGACGTAATATCATACACACCAGAAGCTTGAAATTGAACTAAAGTACCAAAGGAAATAGAGGTACCAGAAACAGTACCAACAATAGAAGTACCGTAATATGAATGCGCACCAGCTCTATAAGCTATAACAACTCGATCATTTGTGGAGTCGTAAGTGCAGGAAGAGCCAACCATATCACTAGACTCAAATACAACAGCAGTACCAAATGAAATAGATGTACCGGAAACTGTACCGACAATTGCAGTACCGTAGCTGGAGTTGCCGAAGTCCCGATAGGCGACGACAACACGGTTGTTGGTGGAGTCGTAGGTGGAGGAAAGGTAGTTGGTGTTAGCAGACCCAAATACAACAGCAGTACCAAATGAAATAGATGTACCAGAAACTGTACAGACGAGTGCGGTATTGTAACCACCAGCTGCGGCATCATTGTAGACTATAACGACTCGGTTATTTGTGGAGTCGTAAGTAGAAGAGGTGTCGAAAGTAGTAGCAGCTTCAAAGACAACGGGCGAACCAAATGAAATAGATGTACCGGAAACTGTACCGACAATTGCAGTACCGTAGCTGGAGTTGTTAACGTCGGAGTAGGCGAAGACAACTCGATCATTTGTGGAGTCGTAGGTGGAGGAAAGGTAGTCGGTGTTACCCGACTCAAAAACAACTGCAGTACCGAATGAAATAGATGTACCGGAAACTGTACCGACAATTGCAGTACCGTAATATGAGTTTCCGACATCGGCGTAGGCGATGACGACACGGTTGTTGGTGGAGTCGTAGGTAGTAGAAATACGTTGAGAGTTAGCAGATTCAAAAACGACTGCAGAACTCGGAAAACTTAGCGGATTACTCGTAACTGTAAGACCAATACTCTGTACCTTACCTGCATCATCTACGCCCACGGAATAGCCGGATGCAACAGCACTAGCAGCTGTAAGCACAGCAGTAGGGCCACCGCCAACAAGAGTTGGTACTAAATCGAGAGCTGCGTTTCCGGAAGCAAGTGCCCCGACTGCAGTCGAAAGTGCAGCATTACCTGAAGATAATGCAGTAAAACTTTCGGTGTTTGCCTTGTTACCCGAAGCAAGTGCAATAGTCGCGTTAACGGAAGCTACACCATCATTTCCAATAGTGTCTCCGACATAAATAACTCCACTGGGGTTGGGAGCGACTGCAAAATCAAGCCGAATATTAGGGCCAACACTACCGCCGCCAACCAGACCACTTCCTGCGACTAATTCAGTCGAAGATCCTCCGGTTTGTACCAGATCTCCTTGAGACAGTTCGGAAACCAAACCATCTTCGATAACTAAAGGGCGGCGGCTGACCATTTTTAAATCTCAGTAATATAAGACCTAACTAAAGAGGTCCACAGGGGGTTGAATTTCAACGTGCAGTTCAGTAGTACTGACTGCAAGTCCGAGATTGACGAGGGCAGCGTATCCACTTCCAGCCGAAACAGTACCTGAAGCAGTACTAAAGCGAGTGAGCTGGCCTTGCGATTTAGACAGATAGTAGTACTGACCAGGAGTGAGCTGAGTATCTGCTGTGATATTTGCTGCACTAACAACAGCAATATCGTCGAGATTGACGGAAACAGTTGCGTTTTGAACAGCTGCTTGTGCAGTAAGTCCGACTGCCTGATGTTGGGCAGAATCCACGCCGCTCACTGCAATGGCAGGAACTGCATAAACTCCACTGACATAAACAACTTCACCTTGAATAAGGTTAGCGCCAGCTGTTAAGTTTATTAGTGACGTAGGCGAAGATGAGGTTACACCGCCGCCATTCACAAGAAAGACAGGAGTATCCCCTGGCTGAAATTCAGTATATTTTCGATTAAAAATCGCCCGGTTAGTCACTACTTACACCCAGACTTCATTCCTTTAATCATAATCGATGTTTTATATTTATTCGTCATCGCGAGGATTAATCGCTATTAAACAAAATCCCATTAGGTATAAAAACCCGAGGGCTCCCACAGCGATCAAAGTTCCCATATCAAGTGGTTGGTTCGGGCGGCCACTCGACAGTCCAGGGGAAGCCTGACTGCTCGGGGACCATTCTTAAGGTCTCACGATAGAGAGCCCAAGCATTTTTGGCATCAGCATTCAGAGGAGAATCTGTAAGCTGGGTCCAGTCACATTCAGTTAGTTTCTTGTTACGTTGGTCACGTACAGAACTTGCCTTACTTGCATCTACGCTCGCTTCATACTCAGCTTGCTTATGCAGTGCAGTAGTTACAACACCGTCCTCATCAACAGAGTCAGTGAAAATAGGACCTACTATGTAACGTGTGAACCACTTACCCTCGATCTCTTCAACGCCCGATCGGACGCTGGTTTCATAAGGAGAAGTAGTAGAGGCTTGTGGTCCTTCAAAAACAGGGTCCACGCCAAAATTGTTCATCGTTTCACGGCTGATAACCTTGGGAAACGAAGTGTTTGGGTGGCGACGACGGAATTCAAGATCCGAAATCACCTCGCCAGTTTCGCGAATACGTAATTCCATAATTCGATTCTACTTTGAAGATTAGGCAATCGCCAAGAAGAGATAAGTACCTCCACTAGCGTTCATGCCTACAGGCGCTGATGATGTCACTGTAAATCCAGAACTCAACGGGTCGATGTAGTCGGTATTTGTGACTTCTGCTGCACTACTGTTGAGGAGCAAGTACGGATCATTGCCACTGGCAATTCCTCGCGCTGAGTCGTAAACGTACCAATCACCAGTGCTGTCGGTGCGTTTGATTAAAATAAATCGTGCGCCTGCACTGAAGCCGCAGTCAACGTTAATTGCATTACCTGTTCCGGTGTAAGAGCCTACTTTGGATATGCCGGGTAGGGTTGCGAAGAGGTAGGCGATCATGTTGCCAACATTATTACTGGAACCAAAAGCAGCTACACCAAACGATGTGGACGTTGGACCGGAGGCTCCCCAGTAGTCTGCAATTCCAACATTGCCATTAGTTGTACTCAAAAAGAGTACGTTGCCGCGACCCCCCGGCTGTGTATAGACAGTCCAACTTTCGCCCGAGACTGAGCGTGATTTGGCGATTATCAACTCCGGCGTTACACCAAGCCCGTGAGTAATGGACGTTGAGGCGCTAGCAGTCCACGCCACCACGTCGAAGAAGCCGGGGGCGCGGCGGAACTGCCAGTTAATTGTCTGAGCACCACCCCAGAAAGTGTCTGTGCTAAAACTGTTTTGCAAGTCAAACTTGAAATACAGACTTCCTGCTGATTCTGCGCTGTTAGCAGTGGAACTCGTGTAACCGTTAGTTAGTCTCGGCACCCAATACTTAGAGCCAGTCGAACCCGTCTGACAGTCAATGTGCAAGTCAGTGGGAAAGCCGACGCTAAATGGTTGCGAGGTAGTCAAGGCACTGTCAAACACCTCCGTCCCAGCAGTCGGCGGCTTATGCGGACGGCGGATTGCTATGTAGATGTAGGTAGCGCCAGGATCATTCTGAGATCCATTAGTAATGAAACCAGTAGGAGTAAGATCACCAAATACATTGCCTGCGATTTCTGCAACATTGGTATTTGCTTCTAGCTGTGCGTCAACTCCACCAACAATCATGCCACGCATTATATCATTCATTCTCCACTCACCAGTGCCAGTAGTTTTTTTGGTAATCAAGAACTGAGGCTCAAAACCTAAGTCTACGGATTGAGCACTGCCTGTCGCCGTATAGCTCCCACACTTAATAATGCTTTCATCTTCATTCGTGCCAAACGATGCGTCGTCATGAGCGAAGACGTAGGCGACATATGTATCACCATTGGTATTTACATCATTAATAGTTCCTAACGTAAAATGAGTGCTAGTAGGAGCCGTGTTATTCCAATAGTTAGCACTGGGACCTACTGCCGCATTTGCAAGATCTAATATTACTGCTTTTGTCGCACCTAGACTTCGATGATAAACAAGCCAATTAGTTCCTGCAGTACTAGTACACTTGACCATTATCATGCCAGGAACACTGCCTAGCGAATGGGCAACAGTTCTACCTGCAGTACCATTTCCTGTATAAGTAACTACATCAAAGAACCCCGGCGCTTTGCGGAAAGTCCAAGAGGCGTAGGTGACGTTTAGTGCGTTGACATTGCCGTCATTGCCAGGAACAGTAAACCCGTTTGTATCAAAGACAAAAGAAAGTTCGGTACTTTCTCCGTTAGGGAGATTACTATAAAGTCTCTTACTAGCACCTCTCGCAGTGTCTACCAAATTGTGCAGGCCTGCACCACGCGTTTTTACCCAAACAAGCCCGCCTTCTGAGCTTAAATCAATGCCGTTACTGATGACATTATTTGTTGGATCAGTGCCGGTATACAGAAACGTACTAAATACATCATCAACGTAAGTTGCACCACCAGCAGCCCCGGCAGCACCTTGAATTAAACGTAGAGTAGTAGGATCCATTTATATCAAGTTGTGTAGTCAACAAGAGAAGACGCACGCCAAGTAGATCCTGTGTCGTCAGTGACAAACATGAATAAATGAGTCTTCCCTGTAGTTAGGGTAGGAGCAGTATCTGCGGGCCACTTAATTGAACTATCCCAAGTAATCGTGCCGCCAGTGTGCTCAACTTCATAAGCCAAGCTGTAAGAAGCAGCAGGATAAGGACTGATAAAGGTTACAGTTGAATCAGTGCTTAGAGTGGCAGTAAAGTAATTACCTGAGGCCACGGGTATGCCGCTTCCGTTTGCACCCAATGCAGTAACAACGGAACGGAGCTGACCGTCAAGAATACCACCTGAAATAGCAAGTTTGGTATTAGCAGTAGTCTCCGCCGCAGCTGCATCAACAAGCGCAGCGTTACCAGAAGCAAGAGCAACACCGGCATCAACAAGCGCAGCGTTACCAGAAGCAAGAGCTTCGTGAGCTAAATCTCCACTCGCACTAGCCGCATAACGTACATCGAGAACACCAATATCTACTCGCTGGTTTGTAGTGCCAGAGGCTCTAACGATCGGGAAGAAGTCACCACTTGCAACCGTTGTGATCGCACCTAAGTCCGAAATCTTTTGGCTAGCCATGCGATTTATGCGGAAGCGGTCTCTAGATCAATAGTCGATCCGTTTTCTAATAATAGCGCCTCAAGTGTTATTCCGACACTCGATTCGAGAATAATGACTGACGTTGGGTTAAGAACAAACTGAGGTGGGGTTATCTCAATAGAAACTGTTGTCGTTGTAATCACTCGACCAACATTAGTTATATAAGCATTTACTGAAACACCGCTTAATTCACTTACAAACTCGTTGTAAGAAATTAAGGAACCAGGAGTGACGATTGATAGAAACCTAAAGTCACCTGGGGATAAACCAGAGTAACCGCTATAAATACCGTCTACGTTAATACGAACAATACCTCCAGTGGAGACTGTGTCGGCAGCAATACCGGCCACGGAGGCTTTGGTTACACTATCAGCCTGTGCATTTGCGGCTAATCCTGCTGAAGTAACATAAACAGCGTTTCCAGCAGAGATGTTTTCGCTAGCAATTAAACTCGCAATAGCCATCTTTACTTGAACTTATATTCTTAAGTTTAGCGTTTTCCCTGTCCGCGGTACTTCTTCTTACCTTTACGACCAGGACGTGAGTTAAGACCATTGCCGATGGAAGTGGTCTTGGGTTTTGTAAAGATGTTGTTACCGCTGGACTTAGCTTTAGCCATTTTTATAGATTAGTCGCAGCCAGCTTAGCGAATAACAACAAGCTGTCATCAAGTATTCGCGTCAACCCAAGCTGTGCCATTCCAAACCTTGAGTGCGTTGGCTGTGTCGTCATACCAGCCCTCACCTGCGACCTGAGCAGAAGGCGCAGTCGCTGAGTAAGCGAAGGAGCGACGAGGTCCAGTCTCATACCAACCAGAGGTGACGGCGTCATATACAAACAGAGAGCCCACGAGTTCGCTGAACCAAAGAGACCCATCTCTAGGAGGTGCGTTGGTTCCAGTTCCAGAAGGAGGAGTATCACTTTTGAGAACGATTGCTTCGGCATTCGTCTGATACCAATCCGGGTCGGACACTGAACCGCCCGACGCATAAACCAGCATGCGACCTTGATTTACGTCAAACCAGAGATCACCAGTTGAGTAGCCAGTTCCGGGCTCACCGGATACCGTTACAGAAGCGCCACCACCACCACCACCACCTGAAGTATCGGTGCCACTAATAATGACATTATTACCGCTATACGTGATAGTGACGGATCCTTCATCGAGGAAGTGACCTGAAACAACGTTGTCGTACACAGCGTCGTAATCGACGTTGACAACAGTGCCGCCTTGAGTCAGGTAGATACCAGAACCAGCTCCAATAGAACCTCCTCCACCTCCTGAGATTCCAGATATAGATGTATTGAGATCTTCGAGAGCTCTTACGACACCTTCAAAGTTGGACGGGTAGCCGTATGAGCACCTGGAATAAGATGAAGTTCCCACGCCGCTAATAGTCCCGATAAGTTCTTCAATAACAGTAACAATCCCGAAGAAACTCTCCTCATGAAGAGCGCGGGGCCTTGCACCATGTGTTGGACAAGGAGGAATATTTATCTCAGGCATTCGACATCCAAATCCTCCTTGTTCGATTTTAATCTATTTATTCAAACTTGAGGCTTATCTTTGACCTCAACCTCGTCGCTGTTTGTGTGAACAGCAAAATCTTCAGCTAATTTCCAGGCAGGTACTCCAAGCACCGAACTTCTTTCCCTCAGGAACTTCCAAGAAAGTTTTTCGGTTGGTTTAGCAAAAACCTTGGTCATAGTGTTAACTACAATTACACAAAGTCTACAACTCTTAAGAAATTTATGTGCTCCACGGGCTGGCCGAAACTTTTTACTCTTAAAAACTCCTGAGATTTCAGTGATATCAACTAATCTGGACGGTGTTTAATTTATTTATTTCTATAGAGACGTACTAATAAATAGTATTTAAGAAACGTATAGAGAAAGTACTTTGCAAATCTCACCTGAGTCTAGTTTCAGACAAAAACAGGTAAAGGATTTGGGACTCATCCAGTCTCGTTGTTGAATTCGCTTAATAAAGAAGATTAAATTCTTAGGATTTTTGAGTTCACTGTATTTCTGTGCGCTATGTGTGTTTTATACGCTTTCATAAAAATTAGGACGCACTTAAGGCTTAGCAGGTGCTAAGTTGGTTACGAAGTGAGTCCATACTTATGACTTACAACACACGTGCTGTAGTTCTCCTGGGTCTCTTAGACCTTGACAACACTGATCTAAAGGAGCCTGCAGGTGCTCCAGACTTTGTTGAGACACGGGGCCACTGGCGAGTAGAGCACCATCAAGGTGTCTCTGTTTGGCGGTGTCTTTGCGGACGATCTCAACCGATACTCGTTCCTTCTCGTCTAAGGGGTGTCGTCACACTGCCTAACAACCTGATTCAGGCTTGTGAGGTCTGTAGAGATGAGTACGCAAGTGCTACAAGCAAATCTGGTGAGTTTTTGGCTTGGCTTGAGCGAAACCGCCCACTTATTACTCCTGACTCATGCTTGGAGTACCTAGAAGACAGGGGTTACACCTTCTCGTATGACGACGGACGAAATACCCGGACGAGAAGGGTTGTCTACGAGGCATTCTTTAAAACAACCTTAAGTTCGGATCAGTACGTGACGTCTGTGTGTAAAAACCCATTATGTATTAATCCATACCATCTATGCATTTCTACAGCTCCTCGCAAGACGGGTCCCAAAGTTCGAGCTGCCATCATCAAGATGAAAGAGCTCGGTTTGTCCGCCAAAGTTACTCAGAACGTACTAAAGGACAAATTCAAAACTCAGTTGTGTCTTTCAACAATTTCCGAAATCAGGCAAGAGTTTCAGCCATCAAGTCTCATTCTCAATTGATTATTGATCTCAAATCGATACAACCTGCTAGCATCAGCGAGATTGCTTCTGAAACTGGGCAGTCTGCAAGCGCTGCTCGCTACAAGTTAAATCAACTTATGAATTTGGACCTCATAAAGAGAGTCCGGTTTGAACACCACACTTTATTTTGCATAAATGGCAGTTACAACTTACAGATCTCCCGCGTACTCTCAGAACTCTACGGTTAACGAGTCAGCTCAAACTAAATGGGATTCGAAGTACATAATCGATAACCTTCCTCAGTGGATTTATTCCGACAACGAGGAGCCAAAGTCTGTTACTGATTGCCGCGCAAAAATCAACTGTCTTGAGTACACTCTCAAAGACATTGACTTACAAATTGAAATTCGTCAACTAGAACTTCAAACTGGCAGCTCCCGCCATCAATCAACTTTTGATTTTGATAAGTGGCGTACAGGTGCTTTAAAAGCAAAGCAAACACATCTGCAGCTTCTAAATGCTTATAAGTACTGGTTGATCAAAAATACGCCAGATGAGGTTGACGTTTCGTCCATGCTCGGTAAACTTGTCGAGTTACTCATTGAGGACCCTACTGACTTTGAGCTTAAAGCCAGATCCCTACTACAATCTTTTTGACGGTTGCAAGAAGGACCTTCCGTCTACAAGGGGTGCTGGCAGCCTTTTCGTCCTTTCGGCCCAGCAGTAATTCGCCCAGTTTGCCTGAGCTCAGGTGAGCAACGGGGAGCCCCTAACTATTTCATGGAAATTCTCAGAGAAATCAAAGAAATGCGAGATGCAATCAACAGCATCGACGTATCACTGCAACTGCTTTCATCAAACCAAAATGACAAAAGGAGAACCACGGCTTTTGTATCTAAAAAAATCCTCTGCCAACGCCTAAATATTCCTTCTGTCACGTTGGATAAACTGATACACCAGGGAATCGTTAGTGACGGAGAGACTGGGCTTGTTGAAGGTACTCATTACTGCAAAGTTGATCCTTCTGAACGAAACAGCTCTAAGTTTTTATTTGACCCTTTGGTCGTTATAGACTCTGCTTGGAAAAATTTTAAAAATGTCTGATCTTTCAAGAGGTGCCTCTGCACTAGTCAAAACTCTGTTCAAGGGTAACGAAACAGAGCGGATGATTTCCGCTGGTGTGGTAAGGACTATCTTATCTGATATGACACGCCTATATTTTGAAAACAGAAAGGCAGTAGGTAAAGGTATTTTAGTTTTTAACCCTGAAGAACCGGGTAAATCAAAATATATGACAGTTAACGAGCTAGACAACGATATTGCAGTCGCACAAGAGTTTAAAGACACGCGTATAGAAGAGCTCTTTAAAAAAATTTCTAAAACAATTGAGAGCAAAGGCAATTCTGACCTAGCACTTGTTGCGATGGTTCAGGACGACGAACTCACTATTCACTTAATCGACCCCGAAGAAGCTAATAAAAAAATTGATGAATACTCAAACGGTATCATTTTCTAGTAACGATTTTGTTTCTCCGGCTGACTTACTAGCAACAACCTCGGCTTTCTTCGGGGGAGAAATCGATTTAGATCCTGCTTCCAGTCAAAATGCAAACACTGTGGTTGAGGCGCAAAGATTTTTCGATTGGAAAGCCAACGGTTTAAAGCAGGACTGGAAAGCTAGATCTGTATATCTCTATCCTCCGCGGGATCTTTTAAACGGAAGCGAACAACCAGAAGATAAGCGTCTTTTTAGAAAAAATCTAAGATTTCGCAAATCCGCGCAACGCGTATGGCTTGAAAAGTGCTATGACCAATGGATTCACAACCAGTTCGAGCATGCAGTAATATTTTTAACTTCCTCAGAGGTAGCTTTACTTGTTACTCAAAAAATAAAATTTGATTTTCCTCTTTGTATCCTTTCTGAACATCCAAAACTTCTTAGAGAAGAAAGTTTAGAACCAATTAATTCCAGAGTGTTTGGTTTTGTTTACTATCTACCAACTGTGAGTAACTCAGAGGTAGCCGTTAGAAACTTTTATAACTCTTATAGTAATCTGGGGAGGGTGTATACTTAATTGTATCCTGTGAGTTCCATGATTCATCAGGACCATAGTCATCTCCAATGCCGAATCCTACGCCCACGGGGCGGTTTTTTTGCAAACTATCCTTAGCTTTTTTAATTAAACTTCTTTCTTTTTCGCGAACTTGGGTATTAAATAACTCTCCAGCAAGACGAAACGAACGACTCACCCTAGATCCAGCATTTGCTCGTCGTTCTACAAATGATTCGGCTCTTCGCTCCGGTAAAGATCTCTGTAATTCAGCCATTAGCCGATGTTTCCATAATTCATGAGACGACCGACATCAGCGCTATTGGCCAAGTAATCTCCAATAGCAGCAGCCCGATCGGCTTGAAGACCTGAAATAAAGTTTTGAGTCTGCGGATCGCTGTAATCCATCGAACCCTCTGCTTTAATTGCATTACCGACACCGGTCATAATACCTTTAAGTCGATTTGTATTTGTCTTAACAACCTGAGGGTCTAATGCGATTTGTCCATAACCCCCGAGTCTATTAGCTAACGAAAACTGGTCTTGAACGCTTGAAATATCTTGTCTTGTTTGAGCAAATTGCGGAGATAGATCAGGGTTACGGTATAAGTCACTACGTCCCTCTTGTTTTAAATCTGTAACTGTGCCTAGAAACTCATCACGGTATCGATTTAAAGCTTCTTCACCGGTTAAACCGGTTAAGCCTGGATAAATTTCGCCTAAACGATAATCAAGTTCATCTATTGTTTCATCCCTCATTGCTAGAAGTTCTTCTTTAGATTTTTTCATCCTATCAGTCAGCTCTCTGATGGTTTCGCCGCTTCCGCCCTGATCAAATAAATCTCCTAGTGCCCCAGCAAGCCTAGTGAGGTTTTCTGGTGAAAACTTTGTTTTAGAATCACCAGTAAAATCAAATGATCCTTTAGGATCCTTTTTAAAATTATCGTCAATGACTGTAGGAAAACCCTCAGGAATGGTTGTCGGAAAATTAGCAGTACTACTAGAACTCATTGCAGCTCACTGTTAAACCAATCTTTTATAACTATAAATCAGATTATTGTTTCTGGAGTGGCAAAGGCATCCATAGCGAGAGTCAGCATGTTTGCCGCAGCCTTCTTCGAGTCAGCCGCATACTTACCTAAATCAGCCTGAGTTTGCTCTCGCATTTCTTCTTCCTTTCGTATCGCTTTACTGCGATCAAGAATCATATCCTTAAGCAGTGCTTGAGTGTCCTTCTCTTGATCGTTCACCATTTGAACTGCTGAAAATTCTTTTGCCTTAGGAATATCTAAGTCATCATCTTTACCTCCACGGATGAAATCAGTGAAGTACTGAAGTGACCTTTGAAGACTACCCACTGCTTCAGAATTATCCGTCGCTTGGGGTTTATTTTTATTTTGAGGCTTACTATTCTCTGCGACTTGTAGGCTTTGAGGCATAAAGTCATCAGCAGCACCAGAGCTGTGAACTGACCACGCGTTTAACCCTTCCCTTTTATAAACATCTAATGCTGCTTTTGCGTTTGTTAACGGATCTTTCAGCTGATCATTGCTTGTGAGACCATATCTTGCTCTCCGCTCTTCACCTAATCGATAACCAGGCTCATCCAGCATGTTTATCTGCCAGAGCCCATAAGAGTTATCCGGGTACGTTGGGTTATGAGCTCCTGCAAAACCTGATGATTCAGCTAGGGCTATAGCAACCATCCGAGGGACAATTTTTTCAGGGAAACCCGCTTGTCTCGCATAAGAGGCAATCTGCTCAGGACTCAATAGCGGTTTATTACTCATCGTCTGAATCAAAAATATCGACGTTTGTATCTATATTAAGTCCCATTTCCTTCATAACGCACTTATACGCTCGCTCTCGGCAGACGAATCTAAAAATAGTTTTCCATAAATACTGATCTCTGGCTTCCCCTCTTAAATCGTGAGCAACGTTTTTAAGTCTGGTGAGAGTGAAATCGTCTTCGAGAGTGAGGCCAATGGTGATGTGGTCCGTTTCCTCGAACATTTTTCTTCTCCATTTACCAAATTCTACTGCTGAGATATTTACCAAGCTTTACAGCTCCAATAACCCGCAGTCAATTTTGATTTCTTCTCATCACACTTGTGACGTGCTCTAAAGCTCTTACGGCGCTCTGGGTTACTTTTTTTGATCGTCATATTTGGATCTCCGAAACGTACCAGACGCACCTTGTCACCTTCTTTAGCTGCTACAGCAAACTTCTTCCCACCACCGGAGTCGCGGCGTGGCTTGTTGTACGCTTCAAAGCGTTCTCCAGCGATTCTGATTGCCATCGACGAGGAGTTTCATGCGCTTCTTTAGTATAGTTGACACAAATATAAAAGAATTATTAAATAGCTCCTCACCTATTGCTATCATAAAAATACTTGCTATTCTTTTATCGTTGTAACCACTCACAACGCCTTATTAAATGGAAACCCCAGAACTCCTAACGATCGCAGAGACCGCCAAGCTCCTTAACTGCTCTGCTGGTTTTGTGCGTAAGCGCATTACTCTGACTGAGTCAAATCAGGACGGCGGTTGGCCCAAAGAAACATTCGTGAATCTTCAGCCTCGTGGCGCTAAGTCGCTTTACCGTGTCAACAAGGTTGCCCTCGTGGCGTATCTTAACGGTGAAGAAGAAGCTAAAGTAGAAGAAGCAGAACTTCCTGCTGTTGTCTGCTCGGTCTGATAGCGGTTTATGACTACTTCTTCTCTCACTGATATCTTTCAGAGCGCTTCTGAAGCACCTACTCAGGAATTACTCACGGAAGAAGTGGTTGTAACAAAGGAGGCCACGCCTGATAATCTTATTTATCAAATGGTCTCCTTCTCTTCTTACTTATATCAGTTAAACATCCAAGCACATCTTTTGCATTTGAACATTGAGTGCCCTTCGTTTTTAGCTCTGCATAAATTTTTAAAAAAACAATATCAACAGCACACTGAAGACTTTGATATGCTTGCTGAATACGTCAGAAGCATGGATTACCTCATGCCGATGTGTAAGTGCGGACTGATGGACGCATACAAAGACTTTCCTTCTGTAGAGAGTTACGACGCTAAAGAAAGCCTTACTCTCTACACCAAGAACTTAGAAGCAGGTGGAATGATGGGAAAAGATCTAGTTGAAACTGCTCGGATGACCGGAGCACCTGACATTGAAAACTATGCAGCTGAAATCTGCGGACATCTATTTAAAGGAGCGTGGATGCTCAAGGCAACCTTAAGAAGCACTATGTGAGAATCCAGCCTCCGTTGGCTGAAACATAAAGTCCGCTTGCCCCTGAGTTGAGATAAGCCACGCCTCCTTCATAAGCTGTAGGGAGTGTATTAACTACTGCAATACCAGACGCAACGGTAGCTGTGTCCGCAGTTCCTGCAGTAGTGGCGCTGTTAGCCGTGTTAGCTGTGTTGGCACTGTTAGCCGTGTTAGCTGTGTTGGCACTGGTGGCTTGATCAGCAAAACCTGCACCGACTTTTTGCCAAGCTGAGCCGGTCCACACTCGCATGTAGTAACTTCCAGCCGCCTCAACCCACAGTTCTCCGACTGAGTTTCCCGTCGAACCCACGGGGCTTGAGTTCGGAGCTGTAGATC